CACTGTCTACACCTTCTCGATCTGGTGCAGGGTTGCCAGCGGAACCCGCGTTTACAGTTTGTACGATGCTCTCGGTAACCCGCTTGGCTCGTTCACCGCGACCACAACGCTGACCCGCTACAGCGTGACTTTTACCGCGCCTGCAACGTCAACGCTCTACGCTGTGCAGGATCGCAATGCTGGCCCGTTCGTTGATACGTTCATCTGGGGCGCTCAACTCGAAGCCGGTGCCTTCGCCACATCCTATATCCCCACGGTTGCCAGCACGGTCACGCGCTCGGCAGATGTCGCTACGGTCACCGGGCAGAACTTCGCGCAGTGGTTCACCCAGCCGCAGGGTAGCTTTGTCGCGGAAATGGACACGCTGTACTCTAACGTGTCTGACACAGCTACAATCCGGGCGGTGTTTACCGCCGATGATGGCACCGCGAATAACCTGCACCGGATCTACCAATATACGAACCTATACGGTGGGAATACTATAGTCGGCGGCGTCAATCAGAGCGGCATAAACCTCAGCACGACTGGGGTTAATACGCCCGTAAAAGCGTCTTACGCATACGAAGTTAATAGCTTTTCTGCGGCGATGAACGGCTCGTTAGGGCTGCCCGACACGTCTGGCACACTTCCTACACCCAACCGTTTGGCGTTTGGGGCCGTATGGCCTGTCAACGGTCACGTCCGCAATATCCGCTTCATCCCCGCCCGTGCGGCAGACTTCCAACTACAGGCTTTGACGGAACTACCACTCGTCCCGACGCTCGACTTGGACTTCCTCAACAATTTGTACGAGGCATAATACATGACCGGCTACACCTTCAACCAGCTCTTCGACTTCACGCGGACCACATCCGGTACGTTCGTCGGCAGCAACGGAATCCTCCAGACGACGCCGGCCAGCGTCAACCTGCTGACGTTCACGCAGGAGTTTGATAACGGGGCTTGGAGCAAGAATAATGCCAGCATTACCGCAAACGCCGCCATTGCACCGGACGGCACCGCTACCGCTGATAAACTAATAGAGGCGGCTACCACTTCGGTACATAACGCTGGTCAAAGCATCACCACTGCCGCCGTCCCCTACACGTTTTCGTGCTATATAAAGGCGGCAGAGCGAACTTTTGCGCTGCTGTACCACACCCAGACGAACGCGGCGGTGTCGATCAACCTTACTACTGGCGCGACTGGAACACCTACCGGGATCTCCACTCCGACGGCATCAAGCGTCGTTGCGCTGGGTAATGGTTGGTATCGTTTGAGCATGACCGTTACGGCCACTGCCGCCAGCAACTTCTTCGGCATCTACCCCATGACGTCGTTGACCGGCAGCATCTCCTACGCAGGCGACGGCACGTCCGGCATCTTCGTCTGGGGCGCGCAGCTGGAACTCGGCAGCACAGCAACCACATACGCACGCAACAACGGCGGCCTATTCCCGCCCCGCTTTGATTACGACCCCGTGACGTTCGCACCGCGTGGGATTCTGATTGAGGAGCAGCGGGTGAATTTGGCAACCTACAGCAACACGTTTTCGGACGCATCGTGGACGGCGATCAGCGTAAAAGACCTTATCGCCAACAGCACGGTATCGCCCGATGGTGGGGTTAATGCCTCGACACTTACTGACAGCAGTGCAGTAGCCTTTCAGGGCATGGGCAAAACGGCGACCGTGGCTAACGATAACGCCACATACACCGCGTCAATTTATGTCCGCAAAACGACTGGCGGCACGTCAGCTACATTTGGCGTTAACCTTCAACTAACCGGCGGCACGATTGTTACTGCGCAGCCGCGCCTCAACACCGACACAGGCACGCTGATTAACGGCACCGGTACGGTGCAAAATGCTGGCGCTTACTGGCGGCTAACAACCACCGTCACCAACAATACAACAGGCAATACGACACTCGCTCTAGCGGTGTATTCGGCAACCGCCGCTTACAACTCCGGCACAGACAGCGCGGCTGCCACTGGCTCGGCCATCATCTACGGCGCTCAACTCGAAGCCGGTGCCTTCGCCACAAGCTACATCCCGACAGTGGCCAGCCAAGTGACACGCACGGCAGACGTTTGCACGATAAGCGCGCCGATGTTTGCGCCTTGGTATAATCAGCCGGCTGGGACGTTTGTTGCTCAGTTTGACTATTCCGGTGGAACTTCAGCCGATAATCCATCAGGTCGGTTTGTAACCGCAGCAAGCAACGCTACGCCTAATAACTTGCACGCAATTTACAACCGCACCAGCGTCGCTCAGTCTGGCTTAACCTCGGATGGAGGGGTTACGCAGGCAGCCCCCGGCGCAGGCACTTCACTTGGCGCAAATGCTGTCGCCAGCGCCGCTTACGCCTATAGCCAAAATGACTTTGCTTTTTCTTACGGAGGCAGTGCGGCTGCAACCGATGCATCCGGCACCGTCCCTGTCAATCTAACTATTCTTGGTATAGGCGGCTCAGGCTACGCAACACCTGCATTTATCAACGGCCACATCCGTCGCATCACCTATTACCCATTCCGTGCATCTAACAACCAACTACAGGCGCTCTCAACATGACCGACTACTGCTTGAAAAATTCCGACGAAGCCGAATTCAACCAGCTCATGCTGGACACCGGCCTGTGCGTGGAAGTCACTGAGGGCGAGGAAACTACCATCGTTCCTGCGTCCTATGAGGTTCTCATCGACCGCATCGGACCGATCACGATAACTGACTATACCGTCGATCCGCCAGTCGAGACTGTATACCCGGAATACTACACGAATCTGCGGCTGCTGTTCCCGCCGTCTGAGGATCAGGCTGCGGCGCTGGCCACTTACGCCATCGATCCTTCCCAGCCACATTATCGCACTTGGGCATGACCGACAGTCGGCTTGAAGACGGTTTCCATCTCATGCTATAGGATTCCCCATGACGACGAGCGGCACATACGATTTTGGATCATCCGAACAGATCGATATTATTACCGAGGCGTTCGAGCGCGTCGGTCGCAATCCCTCGTCACTGTCGTCCCAAGACGTTGAGAGCGCCCGCCGGTCGATCAATTACCTCTTCTCGGACTGGTCAAATGACGGCCCGAATCTATGGGAAGTCGATCTCGTCACCCTGCCATTGCTTGCCGGCGTGCAGAGCTACACGCTCGACGTTCAGACCGTATCGATCCTTCAGGTATATACTCGCATCACAACTGGCGGCACGAACAACGACATCCTGATTCAGCCGATCAGCCGCAGCGAATACGCAGCGATCCCGAATAAGGCTCAGGAAGGTGAGCGCCCGTTTCAGTATTACTTTCAGCGGACATCCATCCCCACCCTGTTTCTGTGGCAGGTTCCGAGGGACAACAGTGTGACGCTGCGTTACTACCGCATGAAGATCCAGCAGGATGCCGGCGCGATGACGAATTCGCTCGATGCTCCGAACCGCTGGATGGAAGCCATTGCAGCTGGCCTTGCCGCGAAGTTGGCCACGAAGTTCGCCCCTGACCGCCTTCAGTACCTCCGGGGAGAGGCCGACGCCTCGTATGTCCGGGCCAAGGCTGAAGACCGCGAGAAGGTTCCGTTGCGTCTCACGATTGATCCGTGGAGTTACTGATGCAATATGCTTTTGGACGCGGCAAGAAAAATAGGGACCACCCCACTTTCGACAGGAAGTCTCCGCACGGCCTTGCGATCTGCGATGGCTGCGGCTTCATGGTCCAGCACCTTGAGCTTCGTGAGAAGAAAGACTATCGCGGCGGCACTGTCCCTGTCGGCCTGAGCCTGCGCGTCTGCGCCTCATGCGACGATGTGCCCCAGCCATATTATAGCCGCCTATTGCTGCGGCCAGACCCAATCCCGCTGATGAATCCGCGTCCTGACACGCAGGATGCAGTGACGAATGCGCAGACCGCTGCGGCTGATATTGAATCAGATCTTCTCAACATCTTATACGGATTGGCATAATGGCAAACGTCAAAATCACAGCTCTGCCCTCGGTCGCAGCACCTCCATTGAGCGGCACGGAGCTTCTCGAAATCGTGCAGTCGGGCGTCAGCAATAAGGTAACCTCCAGCAAACTTGCCGCCGCATTTTCGACAGACCCGGCCAACATACTGCCGGTCGCCAATGGCGGCACAGGCAGAGCCACCCTCACCGGCTACGTCAAAGGCGCTGGTACGACCGGATTCACGGCAGCGGCGACTATCCCGGTTGCCGACATCACGGGGACTGCGACCGTTGCTCAGGGCGGAACAGGCGCTGCGACGCTTACGGGCTACGTCAAGGGCAATGGCACGTCCGCAATGACCGCCGCTGCGACGGTCCCATTCAATGACATGAGTGGCCGGGCATGGATCGAAGCCTTAAGCACCTTGGACCAGACGGGCAGCACGTCCACCGCCACTGCGGTGACGATGAACACCGGCACCACCGGAGTCGGCATCAACGTCAACGCCAGCAGCCAGATTACGTTTACGGATGCCGGCACATATATGTTGGCCCCGTCGTTCCAGTTCGTAAACTCTGCCTCGACCGATTACACGGTGACGGTATGGTTTAGGAAGAACGGGGTTAACATCGCGAACTCAGCTACTGTTACCTCGGTCCCGAAAGTGGCGGACGGGGGCGCTGCCGTTCTTAGCGTGACGTTCTTTGAAACGGTGACGGCAGGCCAGTACATTGAGATCATGTGGCTGGTTCAGAACGTCGCAGTGACAATTGAACACACGGCGGCTGGGGCCGTAGCGCCGGCCATCCCGTCCGTAATCGTCCCCGCGATGCGGATCGCGTAATGATCGAGCAGCTCATCAGCCGCGTATTCTACGCCCGCAATCTCGCACACTTCGCTCACTGGCGTGCCAAGGGCGATGGCAGCTTTGCCAAGCATATGGCGCTGGGCAGCTTTTACGATGGCGTCATCGATGCAATCGATCCGCTGGTCGAGGCTTATCAAGGTGCATATGATCTGATCGGAGCCATCCCGGCTCCCGGCGAAATGGAAAAGGATGCGCTGAAGTGCCTTGAGGCCGACGCCGAATGGATCGAAAAGAATCACGAGAAGATCTGCAAGGGCAACCGCGCAGTCGGCAATCTGGTCGACGGCGTGACGGAGGTGTATCTTTCGACGATCTATAAGCTGCGGAATCTGAAATAATGGATATAAGCGCAGACATCATAATCACTGTGCTGGCCTCCATCGGTGGCTTCATCACCGTCTGGGTGAACCTCAATAGCCGCCTGACATTGCTTGAGGCGCGACTCGACTTTGGTGGCGAGAAGTTTAACGCCATCGATAAAAAGTTCGATGAGGTGATGACGCACCTACGTCGCATCGAGGACAAGCTGGACAACAAGGTGGACCGGGCGTGAAGCGGCTTTTGCTGCCTCTTGCGGCCCTGTCCGTAATGGGTTGCCAAGATCGCTACCGTTATTACTGCCAAGACCCAGACAACTGGGAGGCGGAAGAATGTCAGAAACCCAAGTGCGCAGCGTCTGGCTACTGCACCGAGTATCTGATCACGACTGAAGAGACTACAGATGAAACCCCTCAGTGAATGGACGCCGGAGGAACTCTTGAGATTTATCGTGGGCGTGGTTCTCTCGGTCACGCTCATGTTCATCGTGGCGACGGTGCTGTATTCGCTGATTTTCGTGTCGCAGCCGATGGATGGGCAGGCACCTAATGACGCAGAGTTTTTTAAGCTGATCAACCCGATTGCGACTTTCATCGTGGGTGCATTGGCTGGATTGATGGCGGGGCAGGGCGGCAGGTTCGCTAAGCCCCCGGCAAAAGACGATGAAGGAGAAAATGATGAACTTCCTTAAGGGCTTTGAGAGCAAGCAGGACGGCGTCAATGACACCGTCGAGTTCGTTGTCCGCATTGCGATTGTCACATTATCTGCGGTTATCCTCGTGGTGGTGCTGGCGCTCGTTGTGGGCCTGTTCGTTCCCAATGATGTCATCGACAGCGCGGCTATCCTCGAAGTGGTCAACCCTGCATTCCAGACCATCATCGGCGCATTCGTCGGCCTTCTGGGTGGCCTGAGCCTCAACGCCAATGCGCGCGACACCAAGCCGGAAGAGCCGCTTGAGCTGGATACGCCCGCCCCTGAGCCAGCTAAGCCGTACGACGACCCGCAGGGAACCGTCTTTATCGACACGCCCGAAGAGGACGATGATGACGAGATGGAACCGTGGGAGAAATATCGGAACGATCTGCGGTATGACGCAAACGGTGACGGCGTGGTCGACGAAAGTGACTTTCCTGATTGGCGGAGTGCTGGCAAATGAGCCTTGTAAACCTACAGAAAAAGATCGGAGTAACGGCGGATGGCGCGTTCGGCCCGGGAACATTTAAGGCAGCTGCGGCTTTCTATAAACTATCACCTGATCGGGCTGCGCATTTCTTTGCTCAAACGGCGCATGAAAGCGGCGGCTTCAAGGCGTTCAGCGAGAACCT